GTACTATGAGCTGATCCAAGCTGTTGGTACTAACGGTTTGATCAACCGTGATGTCCAAGGTACCGCACTGCAAGGTGGTGAGGGTATCGTGGAAATCGCTGGTATCAAGATCTACAAGTCGATGAACATTCCGTTCTTCGGTAAGTATGGTGTGAACTACGGTGGTGCTGTTGCTGATCCTGGTAACACTGGTTCCTTCGTTGGCAGCACCCTTGAGGATGCTTCTAATGCTACCACTGGTGTTAACAACGACTACGGTACTGCTGTTGAAGTTGGTGCCACTTCTTGTGGTCTGATCTTCCAGCGTGAAGCTGCTGGTTGTGTGGAAGCTATCGCCCCTCAGGTGCAAGTCACCAGCGGTGATGTTTCTGTCATCTATCAGGGTGATGTGATTCTGGGTCGTCTCGCCATGGGCGCTGATTACCTGAATCCTGCTGCTGCTGTTGAGCTTTATGCTACCAACACTGTGCCTTCTGCATTCTGATCTTTATTTTGGGAGTCCTTTCGGGGGCTCCTTTTTTTTAATTTTTTATTGAGAATAATACTCATTATCAATTATGCCTTTTCCTACCACTGGCCCAAATACCGAACTACAAGCTGTTAATCAGATCCTGGCGTCAGTTGGTCAGGCTCCTGTAACCACGTTGGCAACTGAAACTACTTATACCATTGAACAGATTGGTAGCTTTGTTGGTTCTATTACTGGTACTGTATTGAGTACTGATGAAGTTCTTGAACTTGGTACTTATATTTCTGGTGTAGGTGTAGTAAATAACACTACTGTTGTTACTGCCTCCTCACCTAGTGCTACATCGTTTGCATATGACTACACACTAAACTTGTCGTCTAGTGCAACGGGTAATATTACAATGAATAAAGCTGTAGTTTCTTATGAAGTAGAAACACAAACCAACCCGGACGTTGCGATTGCTTATAATGCTTTAACTGAAGTCACACGTGAAGTACAATCAGAAGGCTGGGTTTATAACACAGAACGTAACTACGATGGGTTACAACCTAATGCCTCTACTAAAAAGGTTACTATTCCTAATAATGTAATCCAAGCAGATCTCAGCCAAGACTATGTAAATAATCTTGGTCGTAATGTTGTAAACCGTGGTGGTGTCCTTTATGATACCATTACTCACACTGATGTCTGGAATACAGACGAAACACTTTACTTGGATATTTTGTGGGAGTTTGAATATGAAAACATCCCTCAACCTATTCAAGCTTATATCGTAGCACGTACTGCAGCTATTGTATCTAGTAGGGTTATTGGTGATCCTAATCAATACCAAATGCTGCAACAAAAAGAAGCGTATGCAAGGGCAATGGCTCTTGAATATGACTGCAATCAAGGTGACCATAGTTTCTTTGGTGCACCACAGAACGGTAACTATTATAAAGCATACAGTCCTTTCAATACCCTGATTCGATAATGCCAGCAATCACACAACAAATTCCTAACTTTTTAGGTGGTGTATCAAGACAAAATGATGACAAAAAGCTAGACGGTCAGGTATCTGAATGCATTAATGGTTATCCTGATCCTACCTATGGTCTCCTTAAAAGACCTGGTATGCAGTTCACTAATGTTTTAAAAAAAGCAAACGGTGATGCGTTTACTAAAAGTGAGCTAGAAGACTCTGCTTGGTTTTTCATTGATCGCGCCGCAGCTGGGTCTTATATTGGCGCTATCAAAGGTTCCAATATTTATGTATGGACTGCTGATGATGGTACATGGTGCACTGTTACCAATAGTGCCGGTTCTTACCTAACTGGTACAAAAAATGACTATCATTTTCGTAGTATTCAAGACACCACTGTTATTACAAACAAGACAGTAACCACTGCAATGCAGGCTGCTGGTACTTACGTAGCTAATTCAGTAGGTGCTTTAAAATTGTTAGGCGTGGATACCAATGAGTTTTCAGTTACTATTCAAAACCAAACTACAACATTTACACCACAAAGTGCTACAACTTTTGATGATATGTTGATATATGGTGGCGGTGGTAATCATGCTAGTCACATGATTGATGCTGTTGTCAAGCTTATTACTGACCAACAAACCGCAGCTAATACAGATTTTGATGGAAAGTGGTATGTTGAAGGTTATTCAAATAGCATTACTATTAGGAGAACAAACGAAACCCCTAACGCTGTAGTAACAGATTACAGTGCACCTGGTGGTACACCTGTAGCGTTTACAATTGATGCTAAAGGTGGTTTAAGTAATAGTTTTCTTGAAGCATTTCAAGACGATGTAATTGACATCAGTAAGGTGCCTGCTGAATCATTTAATGGTCATAACCTTAAGATTCTAAATAGCTCAACTACTGATGATGATTATTATGTAAAGTTTACTGCATATAACGGTACTGGTGGTGCTGGTTATTGGGGAGAGACTGTAGCACGTGATGTGTCTCCAGGGCTTGACGCAACCACTATGCCCCATATCTTATCAAATACGGGTGCAACTACTTTTACATTTGATCCAATTACATATGTAGCTCGTACTGCGGGTGATGATAATACTAACCCAGTACCGTCCTTTGTAGGCAATACAATCAGCTCTACCTTTTATTATAGTAATCGGTTTGGTGTATTGTCGGCAGATAATGTAATCTTTAGTGTTGCTAACAATTCATTTAACTTCTTTGCTAAATCAGCTTTAACACAGGTTGCATCAGATCCAATTGACTTAAACGTATCTAGTGTGCGTCCAGTTATATTGTCAGATGTGTTACCTTCACCTCAAGGTCTTTTGTTATTTAGTGAAAGACAACAATTCCAAGTGTATGCCACTGATTCTAGTATTCTAACTCCAACTTCAGCTGTTATTCGTACCCTTTCTAATTATGAGATGGCTACAGATATTGAACCTGTAGATGTTGGTACAACAGCTGCTTTCATTAGTAAAGTACCTGGTTATAGTAAACTATTTACCTTGTCATTACGTGACGTAGAACAATCACCTATTGTTGTAGACATCAGCAAAGCTGTACTTGAGTGGATTCCAGATACTATTGATGGTATTTCTACAAGCCCACCAAACTCAGTGGTTATGTTAGTCGATAGAGATACATCTTATTTGTATTTTTATAGATACTATAACAATGGTAAGGAAGATCTATTTCAAGCTTGGACTAAATGGGAACTACCTGGTACTATTCAAGCGTCACGTATTATCAACGATAATGTTGTAGTTGTACAGCAACATGAAGATGAATATACGATTGGCTCAATCACTTTAGATGAAATACCAACTGGAAGTATAATCTCAACATCTGATGCTTTTTCAGGTAACCCTTCTTTAGATATGGCTACACGTCCCGTTAGCCCTGATGGTGGTGTTACTGATCCTGTGGTATATGATTCAAACGCTAAAGTTACTAGAATTTATGTACCCTATACTCCAATTGCAAACCGTCAAGCTGCAATGATCTTATCAGTGCCTTCAGCAGATGCAGGAACAGATGCTCAAACAGACTCTGACTTAGGTTTTTGGAGCACTGCAATTGCAAAAGTAGATGAAAATAATTACGATTATTTTGAGGTAGACGGAGATTTTTCTCAGTATGCTGACGGTATTATTGTCGGTTATAATTATAATATGGAAGTAATTTTACCTAAATTTTACCTAAAAAGAGACGCTAATTATACTGATTACACAGCCACTCTTATTGTCTCTAGAGTTAAATTTTCTGTTGGACGTACTGGAGCAGTTAAATTTGAGATAAGAACACAAAATTCTAATCAATGGAAAAAACTTGAGCATACGTCTAATTCTGAAAAACTTTCTCATAATTATAATCCAGTACCACTTGAAGGTGTTTTAACAGTTCCTATCCATCAACGTAATACAAACTTTGAACTTAAATTGATAAGTAATTTCCCGTACCCGGTATCGTTGGTGTCGATGATGTGGGAAGGTAACTACTCCCCACGCTTCTATAGGAGAACTTAATGAACGATTTTGAATTTAATCCTAAAGGACCGGATCTTTTAGATCAACAATTGGCTGAGTCTGGTCTTGAGATGAGCATCTCCTGGGCAGGTGCTGGTCTACTATTTAACGTAGGTAGCAGCCTGGCTCAAGGTTTTATGGGTTCTAGTGCAGCCCAAAAAGCTAATGATCAAGCCCAAAAAGATTACGAAGCACAGAAGCTTCAAGCACATAACGCTGCATTAATTCAAAATGCTTACCAAAAGGTTTCATTTGGCATTGAAAAACTTAACTACCAAGTTAACCGTCAGTATGAATATGCAAATGCCTTACGTTCTTGGCAGTATAATGAAAGCATTCGTGACTTTGAATATCTACAAGCTATTAAAGAATACGGTAAGTCGGTAGAAAACACTGCTGATCAACTTACTTACAATAGTGTAGCTGAGTTGGAAGCACGTGAAGCTGAACAATCTGCATTAAATGAGATCTACAAAGAAGATGCTTTTAATAGACAAGGTGCCCTTATAGATCGTTTGCAGTCTGAAGGTCAAGCTGCTTTGTTGCAGTCTGGTAACTCTTCTAAAAAAGCACTACAATCTACAATTGCAAGTCTTGGTAGAAACGCTGCTATTATGGATGCTAGTTTGTCTAGTTCTGTTGAGCAAAGTCAACGCAACATGCGTAGCATTTCTATGGCTAAATATGGTGCAGACCTGCAAGCAAAGGCTAGCATGATGATTAAACCTGAAGCAATGCCTGGCATGACTAAACCTACTAT